TATGTAAAGAATCCAGCAGGTAATGTTGTTAAAGTAAACTTTGGACACGGTGGAACATCAGCAAAAGGTAAGACAATGAAAATAAGAAAGTCTAACCCAGACGCAAGAAGAAGTTTTAGGGCAAGACACAATTGTGATACCCCAGGTCCACGTCATAAGGCAAGATATTGGTCTTGTCGTAAATGGTAGGAGAGTTATGTCAAAAAAACTAACAGAATGGTTAGTTAAACCATTCATCAATGAAGTAGATTTACCAATTAAAGTTGGTGATGATGTATTGATGGGTAGGTTTAAAAACAAACGAGTAAAAGTTAAGTCTATCGACTACAACGAGAAAGGTGATTTACAAATCAACGGAAGACCTGCGTTAAAATTCAGATTAGTCAAAAACGACAAAAAGTTATTACCAACAAAAACCACAAACAAAAAATCAGCAGAACCAGATTCAGATAGAAAAGGTGTTGAAGATGAATATCCACATTACAAATTAAAAGAAGACGAAGAAGAACCAAAGTTTCATTCGGTTCATAGAACATCAACATTTGACAAAACATTTGAACGTTGGTATGCTAATTATGTTCCATTGTCTACTAAAAAAATGCAAAGTATATTGGGTAAAGAAAAAGTAAGTGTATTTCACGTTGGTAATGCAGAATATGCAAGAGATATACAACAAGTAGCAAGAATTGTTGGAAAAAAAGGAACACTATCTACATTTACATCAGTAGATAAAGGTGAGAAACTTGCAAAAGGAAAAGGTATACAATCAGGTGGTGGTATTATTTATCAAATAGAAGGAACTTTATTAGTTGCAAGCACAAGAGATATGCAATCAATGCCAGATAATACAGGTCGTAGATGGATTCCAATACAAGATTTAGCAGGTAAAACTGCCGGTAGTAAAATGTATAAAGAATTAAAATCAGCCGTTGAAAGAAATAAAATAGATAGAAGAAGTTGGGATAAAATAGAAGAAGAAGTTTGGGAGAAAGTAAAAAAAGATACTGGTTATGGTGATACTCAATATGACCACGAAGCACACAAAAAAAATGTTGAAAAAGCATTAGGGCCATACAAAAGAGATTGGATTAAAAAGTATATTGATATAGGTTATAAAATTATTGATAAATACAAAGCACAAATCAAACGAAATATATTAAGTCAAAAAGATAAACCATCAGAACACGGGTGGAATGAAATACTCGTTAATCAAATTAAAATTAAAGATGTATTTATGTTAACCAGGTCAGACTTACATAAAGACGAAGCTGAAAAAATTGCAACAGGTCAAGTTACCGTAGGTTCACCAGGAAAATTTAGAAAATGGTATAATGAACGAGGTGGTATTATTAACGAGGGAAAAAGAATTCCAAGAAAAAAAGGACAACACAGAGGTTCATCAAGTCATAGTGATTTATACACAGATGAAAATCCAAAAGGAACAATCAAAGGATTAAAGTTCGCTACCACAGATGACGCAAAGAAATCAGTAAGTAAAATTAGAAATAGTGGTAAAACCCACGCTCATAAAATACAAGCAGCAGTTGCTATGGAACAACGAGCAAAAGAAATGGGTAAGACAGCTCAAGCAGGTGTTTATCGTAGTTATATAAATTCTATGAAAAAGAAAACCAAAAAGAAAAATGAATCATTCTTTGGATTAGGAGCAGGAGACGTTCCTTCACCAAGTCGTAAGATGGTTAAGAAAATGAAAAAGAAAGGCAATACATCAGTTCCTTATGGTAGTGGATATAAAAAGATTAACGAAAGAGCAAAACAAGCAGTAGTTCGTGGAAAACTACACAAAAACATTACAGGATTTAATCTTACTTATAAAGGAAGAAAATATAAAGAGATAGATTTTGAAGCAAAAAAAATAGATAATACAACAGAACTCGTTACTTTAAGAATATTAAATCCAAAAAAATTATTTGGACAAGATTTAAAAGTTAAATTTAGAACTATTTCTCGTGGCCCATTTATGAAAACCGATACGAGTAAAAAAGTAAACGAACAAAAATCAAAGGTTAAAAAAGTAATCGCAATTTATCCAGGTCGTTTCCAACCATTCGGTCCACATCACAAAAAAGTATTCGACGCACTACAAAGTAAGTTTGGTGAAGCATACATTACAACATCAGACATAAAACAACCACCAAGACACCCTATGAATTATAATGAAAAAATTCGTCATATGGTAAAAATGGGTATTCCAAAAAATCGTATCATTAAAGAAAAAGTTCCTTATGTGGCAAATAACTTATTGAGAAAATTTAATAAAGATACCACAGCAGTAGTTTATGTATTCGGTGCAAAAGACGCCGGTAGATTAAAAGGTGGTAAAAAGAAATCAGGTGGATTGACTTACTATCAAGATTTAAAATCAAATGCCAACAATTTGAAAGGATTTGAAGAACACGGATACATTTATACAGCACCAACTGTAAAAGTTAGTGGTATATCAAGTGGAACAGAAATTAGAAATCTATTAGGTAGCCCAAAGTTTGATGATAAGAAAAGAGAAAAAATATTTAAACAAACATTTGGATACTTTGATAAAGGTGTTTACACTATGATGACAAATAAATTTAAAAAGTTATTTGAATTTATACAACAACCACAAGTAAAAAAAATTATAAAAGAAGTTAGTGGTTTTGGACAACACTTTAATGCAAGTGATATGTCTGATGAAGGTATGTATGATTTCTTTGGTTCATTAGATGATTACTTTAGAGTATCACCAGAACACGCAAATATATTAGGTTGGGAACTTATAGGTTTTCCAATCAATGATACCGAAGATATGGCATTTACAATTGAAACAGATGACTACGAGCAAGACCGTACCAAAACCGTAACATACGGAAAAACAATAAACCAAAACAGAAAAAATACAGATTCAGTTGATAATCCATTTCCAAAGTATAAAAGGGATATGAATAAAATAGTAAAACAATTAGGTTGGGAAGTAGTTAAATACTTTGGTGAGAAGTCAGTTGAAATTAAAGATTCACCAACACTTGACAAAAAAGATGTTGAAAAGGGCATTACACATATTAAGAAGATTCAAGAAGAATTTCAGCAAGAAGTCAACTTATTAATAGAGGGTGGAGCATACGGACATATGAATCATCCATTTGATGATAATAATTTGGCGTTTTCAGATTTGAGAAACATAATTATTAATGGATTGGCAGGAAAACTAAATCGTGAAGATAAAGTGTCTGAAAAACTTGACGGACAAAACCTAATGGTAAGTTGGGTAGACGGAAAGTTAAAAGCAGCAAGAAATAAAGGTCATCTGAAAAATGGTGGTAAAACTGCACCAACAACCGCAGGTATCGCTAATATGTTTAGTGGTAGAGGAAATATTAAAAAAGCATTCGTTGGTGCGATGAGAGATTTAGAAAAATCAATAGGTGGTTTATCTAATGCACAAAAGAAAAAGGTATTTGGTAATGGAACCAAATGGATGAATTTAGAGGTTATATATCCACAAACAAGCAATATAATAGACTACGATGTAGCTGAAATAGTATTTCACGGAACTACCGAATACGACAAAACAGGTAGAGCAAAAGGATACTCAAAAGAATCAGCTCGTATGTTACAAGGTATGATACAACAAATAAATCAAAATATACAAAAAACATTTAAGATTTCAAAACCTAACTTCTTGAATATGAGTAAAGTTCAGGACTTCGGTAAAAAGAAATCTACATTTTTGAATAAATTAAATAAATTACAATCTCAGTATGGATTAAAAGATACGGATAGGTTGGGTCAATATCACGAATCTTATTGGAGAGAATATATCTTTAATGCAGGAAAGCAATTAAAAGTCAATATAAAACCAAATGAATTAGTAAATTTAACTAATCGTTGGGCATACTTCGATAAGAGTTACAAAATACCACAAATGAAAAAAGATTTTAAAGATAGACCAGAGTTTTTAAAGTGGATTTTAGATACTGATAAACTTGACCACAACAAAATGTTTAAACAAAACATTAAACCATTTGAAATATTATTCTTTCAAGTTGGAGCAGAAATATTAAAAAATATGTCAGGGTTTTTAGCAGTATCACCAAAAGCAGCAGTACAAAAAATTAGAAAAGAAATCACAACAGCATTAAAGGATTTACAAAAACCAGACAATGTAGAAAAATTATATAAATTAAGATTACAAATAGAAAAATTAGAAGCTATTGGTGGTTCAAGTGCAATAGTTCCAAGTGAAGGATTAGTATTCAAATACAAAGGGAATATCTACAAATTCACAGGGGCTTTTGCTCCGATTAACCAAATACTCGGTAGTTTAAAATTTTAAGGAGATAGGTTATGGCAGGCAGGTCAAAAGAAGCAGAAAGAGAGAATAAAGCACTAAGTGCTATTCTAAGAGGTGAAGAAGTAGAAAAGAGGTCGATAGTTGGATATACACCCGAAGCACAGAAAAATGAAGGTGGTAAAACAAGAAAATCAGAATTGACTGATATTATGGCATCAGTAAGAATGCCTTGGTTTTGTCCCGAATGTAAAAAAGCAATGAAGAAAAGACTTGACGATAAGTTTTGGAGAATGATGGGACATTGTTTTGATTGTCAGATTGAAATTGAACACAAATTAAGAGTTAGTGGTGAGTATGAGGAATATGCAAGAAAGAAAGTTCTTGCTAATCAAATGGCACAACTAAAAGATTTAGAACAAAGTATAGATGACTTTGAAAAAACAGGCGGTAAGAAAGAATGGTATAATAATGTAGGTGTAAATACACCAATGTTAGAAGCAGACAAATGGGAAATGGGTAAAGAAAAATTTGAACAAACCATTCAAGAAGCAAGAGATTTTATTAGAGATAATAGAAAAAAAGTAGAAGAAGCACAACAACAACTAACAGGAGCAGAATAATGGGTAACATTATACAAATGATAATGAATCTATTTTTTGGCGGAAATAAAAAGAAAGAAGTCAAAGAGTTAGATAAAGCTATCAAAGTTAAAGACAATGAAGTTAAAGAACTTGAAAAAGAAGTAAAAGTTCTTGAAGCAAAGAAGAAAGTTAACAAAAAAGAAGTAGCTAAATTAAAAAGAAAAGTAACCACTACTAAAAAACAACTTGAAAAAGCATCAGAAGCAGTAAAAGAAGATAATGCTGACGACGCAGTAAAGTTTTTGAAGAAGTTTTCTAAATAATATATATTTATATATATGAGATATATTATATACATATTATTCGTAGGACTTTTGTTCGCACAAGATATCCAAGAACCTAAGACTTATTCTTTCACAGAAGAACAAGTATTGGGATTTACCAATGCAATTAAAGAATTGGAACTAAAAGATAGTTTAAATGTATCGTTAGTTGAAGATTATGAAGCTATGGTAAAGAGATTGGAAGCAACCGCAGTAATAGATTCTATGTTGATAGCAAACAAAACAACACAACTTACTTTACTAAAAGACACTAATAAACTACTTGAACAAAAAGTAAAACTTGTCCAACCTAAATGGTATGAGAATAAGTGGTTATACTTTACATTTGGAGTAGCATTGACTGCTACATCAGTTAAATTAGCAGGTCAGATAGTAGATTAATGGCAGAGCAAATAAAAGAAGTAATCAAACAAGAGTATGTGAAATGTGCACAAGACCCTGCATATTTTATGCAAAAGTATTGTATGATACAACACCCGATACGAGGAAAAATTCCCTTTGAATTGTATGACTTTCAAGATAAAGTAGTCAAAGAATTCCAAGAGCATCGTATGAATGTTATTCTGAAAGCTCGTCAGTTAGGTATTTCAACATTAACAGCTGGATATAGTTTGTGGATGATGACTTTCCAACAAGATAAAAACATCTTGGTAATTGCAACCAAACAAGAAGTAGCAAAAAACTTGGTAACGAAAGTTCGTGTTATGCACGCAAATCTACCGAGTTGGTTGAAACAAAGATGTGTGGAAGATAACAAATTAAATCTGAGATATCGTAATGGTTCACAGATTAAAGCAGTATCATCAGGTCCAGAAGCAGCTCGTTCAGAAGCTCTATCATTATTGATATTAGATGAGGCAGCATTCATTGATAAAATTGATGATATATGGACAGCAGCTCAATCCACTTTAACAACTGGTGGTCAATGTATTGCATTATCAACACCTAATGGTGTGGGTAATTGGTTCCATAAAACTTGGGTAGAGGCCGAAGAAGGTAGAGGATTATTCAATCCAATTAAATTGCATTGGACCGTACACCCCGACAGAGAAGAAAATTGGAGAAAAGAACAAGATACTTTACTTGGAATTGGAAGTGCAGCACAAGAGTGTGATTGTGACTTCTTAACTTCTGGTACTGGTGTGATTGACGCAACACTATTGGAAAATTTGAGAAAAAATCATTGTAAAGACCCATTAGAAAAACGAGGTATCGATAGTAATATGTGGGTTTGGGAATCAGCAAATTACAACAAAGATTATATTGTATGCGCTGATGTTGGTCGTGGAGATAGTGCAGACTATTCTGCTTTTCACATTATTGAATTGGAAAGTTTAACTCAGGTAGCAGAATACAAAGGTAGAATAAATACTAAAGATTTTGGAAATATGTTGGTTTCCGTAGCAACAGAATATAATGATGCTCTACTTATAGTAGAGAACAATAATATTGGTTGGGCAACAATACAACAAATTATAGATAGGGATTATCCTAATCTATTTTATACAAGTAAAGACTTACAATATGTTGATGTTCAACACCAAGTGACGAACAAACATTATAGTGAAGAAAGGAAAATGGTTGCTGGTTTTT